GTTCAAGAAGAGTTCAAGCCGACTGTAACTATTCAGGTACTGACACCTAAGTTTACAGCAGCCGGAGCATTAGCTAAGACAGCGACAGACCAACATGGGAATGGAACCCGCCTGACAGAAGAAGAATACGATAAGTTAAAGATACACCAGAACCCAAAACCAATTGAGCGCAGAACCGAAACACCTTTTAACTTAGGTTCAAGAAAACAAATAGGCGAGTACCTGATTAACTTTGGCTGGAAGCCAAGCAAACACACACCGACAGGTCAGCCCATAGTTGACGAAGCTACGCTGAATAGAGTTAAAGGCATACCACAAGCCGCTATGATCGCTAAGTACTTGATGTTACAGAAGCGCTTGGCTCAGACTAAAAGCTGGATCAAAGAACTAAATGATTCTACTGGTAGGGTACACGGTTACGTTAACCCTAACGGTGCGGTGACATCTAGAATGACACACTCCCACCCTAACATGGCTCAAATCCCAAGTAGTGCCTCACCATATGGTGTAGACTGTAGGTCTTGTTGGACAGTACCGAAGGGTTACAAGCTGGTAGGTATTGATGCTTCAGGGTTAGAGTTACGGATGTTAGCACACTACTTAAATGACGAGGGCTACACCAATGAAATCCTTAACGGAGACATACACACCGCTAATCAAAAACTTGCTGGACTTGAATCAAGAAGTCAGGCAAAAACTTTCATCTATGCCCTCCTATACGGAGCCGGAGATGCGAAACTTGGATCAGTGGCTGGAAGAGGTAGAGAAGCTGGCAAAGGACTTAGACAACGCTTCTTTGATAATCTCCCATCATTTAAATCTCTTACGGATAGAGTACAAAGAGAAGCAAAGGGTGGATACATTAAAGCATTAGATGGACGGAGGCTTACAGTACGCTCTGAACACGCAGCGTTAAATACATTGCTGCAAGGTGCAGGTGCAATTGTAATGAAACAGGCGTTGATGTTCTTAGACGCTAACATTAAACGCAAAGGCTATGACGCTAAGTTTGTAGCTAACGTACACGATGAATGGCAGATAGAGTGTAGCGATGATGATGCCGATGCCGTAGGTAAAGCAGGTGTTGAAGCTATTGTAGAAGCTGGGCGTGTACTAAATCTTAACTGTCCTTTGGACGGAGACTATAAAGTCGGGGAGAACTGGAGTGAAACACATTAAAAACTGTATAGAGTGTGGCGTTGAGTTAGATGTATCTACTAACTGGTATCCTTCTTTTGTACCGAGGCATCACTACAAATGTACAACATGTTACGACAAGCAGCGCATAAAGAATCACGTTGTTGCTGGTACTGCTGGGCCTAAGACTATAGCCAGACATCTTGGGTACACTACAAACGAGAAGTACGCTTCTGTTGTAGGGGGATACGTGTACATCATATCTAATCCTGCGTGGGACGGTTGGAAGAAAGTGGGCATGGCTATTGATGCCTATGACAGGTGTAGCGCCTTTCAAACTTCTTCTCCTTTTCGTGATTATAAAGTAGAATACTGCAAACACTTTGAAAATCGAAGAGGAGCAGAGGGAGTCGTTCATCTAAGATTAGATGAAGAAGGCATAGAGGGGGTAGGAGAGTGGTTCAAGGCTTCTACTAAACAAATAAAACAAATTATACAATCAGTTAAAGGTGAGACCCATGAGTCTATCAACAGTAGTTCCTGATATATATCAAAAGTTAGAGATGCTCTCTGAAGGAGAAGCCCTTCCGCTAACCGAAGAAGAGATTGATAGTACTGTTGCAGCAATGCGAGAGGCACTTGTTTCTTGGGCAACGCCTCGTAAAAGAGACACTAACTTTACTGTCCGTATGTCCAACGTAGGTAAGCCCTCCCGTCAGTTGTGGTATGAGAAACGTGATCCCGCTGGTCGTGGAGGTGTTGATGGAGCAACACAGATAAAGTTTCTGTACGGTCATCTCCTTGAAGAGATTGTGCTGATGTTAGTTCGTATGGCTGGACATAAAGTTACAGACGAGCAGAAGGAAGTGGTTGTTCAGGGTGTTGTCGGCCACATGGATTGTAAAATAAACGGTCAGGTGGTAGATGTTAAGACCGCCTCGCGCTTTGCATTCAATAAGTTTCGTGATGGTAGACTTGCACAGGACGATCCTTTCGGATACTTGGGACAGCTTGCTGGTTACGAGAAGGCAGAAGGTACAGGGGGTGGCGGGTTCTTAGTGTTAAACAAAGAGAGCGGGGAGTTGTGTATGTACATCCCCGATGATCTTGATAAGCCTAACATAGACACTAAGATAACTAACCTGCTACCTGCCCTTGAGCTTGACACAGCACCAGAGCTTTGTTACTCTCCAATACCTGATGGAAAGAAAGGCAATATGAAACTTCCAAAGGGTTGTAACTGGTGTAAGTACAAACATGACTGTCATAAAGATGCTAATGACGGACAAGGTCTTAGAACTTTTAAGTATTCTAACGGCCTAACGTACCTCACTAAAGTTGTGGTTGAACCTAAAGTAGAAGAATATTTATGAATAATAAACAAGCTAAACGAATACGCAGACACGCTTCAACGCTGTTGGTCGGTTGGTTGCGTTCTCTCCTCACTGAAGAAGAGGGCGCGAAGATCAACATAAAGAACTACGCTGATCACATGCCAGAGCAGACCCACATTTACGCTAACCGTAGAATGATGTTGAATGCTTATCATCCTAAGTGGATAATTAAGAAGATTAATCAGCTTCTTAGGATTTATCCGCACTTAAAGGTAGAAGACGTAGACTTGGAGCTGGTTCAATGGAAAGCAAACAAACGACAGGCATAGAGATAGAGGCCATGATAATTGCTGTAGGAAGTTTTCTTTATAATACGGACAATTCTATTTGTGATATTGATTCAGAGTTTCTTAGCAACTTAAATCTTTTAGTATCTACAGAACTAGAAAAAAGAAAGGCAGAACTACATTGAACAAGATAAAAAAAGGCTTTAGGAAAGCACGAGTCAAGCGCCCAGTAGAAAAAAATGTTGTAACAGGATATGATTCTAACTGGGAGTACGAACTACACAGCGGTATACTGGACGGTTGGAATTTTCACACTCAGAAAGTTCCATACACCGTTGACCACAACTACCACCCAGATTTTCTAAAAGAGATTGACGGTAAAAAGATTTTATTAGAAGCAAAGGGAAGGTTCTGGGACTACGCTGAGTTCAGCAAATACATCTGGATAAACAAGGCACTGCCTGAAGACACTGAGTTGGTGTTCCTGTTTGCTAATCCAAGCGCCCCTATGCCGCAAGCCAAAAGACGTAAGGACGGCACTAAAAGAAGTCACGGTGAGTGGGCAAGCGCCAACGGTTTTACATGGTATAGTGAGGATAGCATTCCTGATGGTTGGATCAATGTCAAAAAGAGAGAAACTTTCGACTGATGTCAGCCGCAAAGATGCAAGGCGAGACAGGTTTGAAAGGAAAAAGAAATTTAAACAACGTAAACGTGAGGTAAAGTATGGCAAGGTTAAATGATGCTACGCCTTCCGAATGGAACGCGGCTAGAGATATGATAAAGAAAAACCAAGACGCTATTTATCAAGAGCGTGAAGCTACTAAACAAAAGACAGTCTTGGAGGCTTGGATGCATGCAGCACACGATGAAGGCTCAGAGCTTTGGGAAGATGAGCTTGACGCAGTAAACAACCCCACCCACTACAACACAGGCAACATAGAGTGCATTGAAGCTATTGAAGAGTCTATGTCTAGTGTTGCATTCAAGGGCTACCTCAAGGGTAACTGCCTGAAGTATCTGTGGCGTTATGACTACAAAGGCAAGCAGGTAGAGGACTTGCAGAAGGCTGGTTGGTACTTGAATAAATTAACTAAGATGGTGACAGAGGAAAATAGCTGATGGAGTATTCTATAAAAGCGGTAGCAGGTATTTTAATTGTTTGTATTGTTAGTTTTGGATTGGGTGCTTTGTTAGCACAAGCAACATGAATTGCTGGCACTGTAGATCAGAAATTATATGGCACGGTGATCACGACATAAGTGAAGAAGACGCAGCGTATGATATTATGACAGAGCTTTCCTGCCCTGAGTGCCGCGCAATAACAATAGTTTATTACCCCAAAGAGGAAAAGAATAATGGATCAGTATCAACAGTATCAACAGTTTATACACAAGAGTAGGTATGCACGGTGGATGCCGGAGAAAGGCAGACGAGAAACATGGGAAGAGACAGTCAACCGTTATGTAAGTTTCTGGGTTGATCGCGGTCAGCTAGATCAGAAGACTAGTGCCAAGATGTTTGACGCTATATATAATTTAGAAGTTATGCCATCAATGCGTTGCATGATGACAGCAGGCGAGGCGTTAGATAAAGATAACGTAGCTGGTTTTAATTGTAGCTACTTGCATATCGACTCACCGCGCAGCTTTGACGAGCTGATGTACGTGCTGATGTGTGGTACAGGCGTAGGGTTTAGTGTTGAGCGTAATTTTATTAACAAGCTGCCTGAGATTGCAGAGACTTTTCATGCCACTGACAGCACTATTGTTGTTGCTGATAGTAAGATAGGCTGGGCTTCATCGTTCCGTGAACTTATTGCCATGCTATACGCTGGTAAAATACCACAGTGGGATATGAGCCGTGTACGAGGAGCAGGAGAGCGCCTTAAAACATTCGGTGGCCGGGCTTCAGGGCCAGAACCACTGATAGATTTGTTTAACTTTTGTATTGAAGTCTTTAAGAAAGCGCATGGTCGTAAGCTAACATCTATTGAGTGTCACGACATTGTATGTAAGATTGCAGATATTGTAGTGGTTGGTGGCGTTAGACGTTCAGCCCTGATCAGCCTGTCTAATCTTTCTGATCAGCGTATGTCTAAAGCTAAGTCGGGTGATTGGTGGAGGAATGAGGGCCATCGTGCGTTAGCGAACAACAGTGTTGCGTACACTGAGAAGCCTGACTTTCAGTCTTACTTGACTGAGATGCAGAACATGTACGAGTCTAAGGCGGGTGAGCGTGGCATCTTCAGCCGCGTAGCAGCACAGAAGATTGCAGGTCGTAATGGAAGGCGTGATACTGAGCAGGACTTTGGTACTAACCCATGCTCTGAGATTATCTTACGCAGCAATCAGTTCTGTAACCTGTCAGAGATTGTCGTGCGTGAGAACGATACGTTAGCATCTCTAAAGAAGAAGTGTGAGATGGCTGCTATCATTGGAACACTACAGGCTACGCTTACTAATTTCCGATACTTGCGAAACTGTTGGAAAAGAAATACTGAAGAAGAAGCTCTGTTAGGTGTAAGCATGACAGGCATAATGGATCATAGGATTTTGAGCGGTGCTGAACCTGAAAAACTTGAGAAGTGGCTGGACGAAATTAAGAAAGTGGCTATTGAAACTAACGAGGAGTGGGCTGCATCGCTTGGGATTAACCAGTCTGCGGCTATTACGTGCGTTAAGCCAAGCGGTACTGTATCTCAGCTTGTCGATTCTGCTTCTGGCATCCATCCTCGCTTCTCTAAGCATTACATTCGCAGAGTCCGTAGCGATAAGAAAGACCCGCTTGCAGTCTTCATGGAAGACAAAGGATTCCCAGTAGAGCAAGATGTTATGTCACCTACGTCATCAGTCTTTAGCTTCCCTGTGAAGGCTCCAGAAACTTCTGTGACCGTCAGTGACGTTGGTGCTATGCAGCAGTTAGCACTTTGGAAGGCTTACCAGAATCACTGGTGTGAGCATAAACCAAGCATTACTGTGTACTATACGGACGATGAGTTCCTTCAAGTAGCACAGTGGATATGGGATAACTTTGATCTCTGTAGTGGTATCAGTTTGCTTCCAGTCAGTGACCATGTATATCAACAGGCTCCGTATGAGGACATCAATGAAGACCAGTATAAAGAGTTAGTTTCTTCGATGCCGCAGGGTGTTAGTTGGAATGACTTAGAACAATTTGAAAAAGAAGATAACACCACAGGCTCTCAGGAGTTAGCGTGTGTAGGTGGTGCTTGTGAAATTGTCTAAGGCTGAAGCTAACATTCTTGGTTTTAAGGTCTTAATAAATACTAAAGGGGTTGTCGAGACAGAAATGTCCGGCATCCCCGAAAAGGATTTACATAAGGCTTTTAAGGACGAGGAGCTAGAAACAATAAGGAACATTGTATCTCTAGCCAAACCAAAGCTAGAATCTCTTCACGCTTTCTTGGAAGAAGAGCTTAATGCCCTGAACCACAACCCTACCATTTAGCGCGATCTGCCCAATAAGCTGCTGACATTTTTCCTTTCTTAATGTTCTTTGCATGACGAGCTTTGAAACTCGCGCGTTTCTTCTTCATT